ACTACTTAGAAGTCCTGACCCTAAAAACATGAACTTGTTTGCTAAGGCTACATGGGGTGTAAGATACAATAATATGTTGTCTGGTATATCTGCATTTAACGCTGGACTTGGTAATGGTGTACAGCTATTAGTAAGACCATTAAACGCACTACTAGGCCATGCTGTAACTGGTAATGTAGAAGGTATCAAACGTACATTATATTATAACTCTGCTGTATTTGAGACGAATAGACGTGCCTTAACTGATGCTTTTAGGATGATGAAAAAGACACATGCTGATCCGAAAGCTATGATGAATACATACCGTAAGGACTTTGTATTTAAAACAGATAAGTCATGGGATATTATGGAGGATATGGTTAAGGTATATGAAAAAGAAGGTAACTGGGGTAGAGCTTATCAGTACAAGATAGCATCTACACTTAAACAGATGGCTGGTATGAAGTGGCTACGTTTTGGTATGACTGGTATGGTATTTCCTGACGTGTTTACTAACACACACCTTGCTACATACTTATCACGTGTCAATGCCTATGCAGACATTATGGCTGACCAAGGCTTTCCAAACTTAAAAATGTTGAAGCAAGCTGAGGCAGAAAACTATGCAAAGTATTTTGATCCTGATGGTCTGGTTAAGAATGATGTGGTAAAAGCAATGGCTGGTGAGATACAGCTAAACATAGATGATGGTTTATCTAATTATCTTACTGATGCAACTACAGCATATCCTATACTAAAAGAGATAATGGCATTCCCACGTACAGCTTCTAACTATATGAAAGCTGGATTGTCCTATACTCCTATATCTTCTATACCGGGTATTAATAAGTATGCTAAAACTATATATGCTAGAACAGCAGATGATATAGCAGAAGCTCTTATGGATCATGGTATCAATATGGCTACTACTCCTAACGCTCAGGTTATCTTTGAGAACTTACGTGCAGAGTATATAGGTAGACAGGCATTTGCTAACTTACTTACATTTACTTTATTCCAATATGCTCTTGCTGGCAACATACGTGGTAATGGACATTACAATGCATCACGTAGAAACAAGGAAAGAGATCTAGGTCACGAACCTAAGACAATCAAAATAGGTAACAGATATGTAAGCTACAAAGGTCTTATAGGTATTGAGCATGTGCTTGCACCTATAGCTGACTTAGCATACTACATGGGTGACATGGATGAGCACTTACTAGAAAACTGGATGTCCAAAATCTCATGGACTATTGGTGCTACATTCTTAAATGATTCACCATTGTACGGCCTTGAGAAAGTGTTTGACATGCTTAACGGTAATGAACGTGCAGTATCACAGTTTCTAGCTGGTGCAGCTGTATCTACAGTACCTCTTAGCGGTAGCTTTGGTGTACTTGCTAATGCAATCGAAGGTGCACAAAAAGACATAGGAAATGATATTCAAGACTTTTTTAAAAATAGATTTCCCGGACTAAAAGGACAGTTGCCTGATGCAATCAATCCATGGAATGGTAAACCTATACGAGATCTTGACAACCCTGTACTGTCAGCACTTAATGCTATTAGCCCTGTAAAGATTAGCGACCCAGAAGAACCATGGGAAGTATTCTTACGTGATATAGGTTACACAGGTATACATATGCTAAGATATGATAGCTCAGGCTCATACGAGTGGCAACCAGAAGATCGTGAGATTATAAACAAGTACATGGGAGAACAAAGACTGGATAAACAGGTTATGCGTATAATGAAGAATAAGTCATATAAAAAATTAGTTAAATCTATTGTAGCTTTGCGAGGTAATTATAGACCAGACAAGGATACAATAAAATTAAAAACAGATTTATCACCCCTACATAGAGACCTAGATCAATTAGTACGTGAAGCACAAAAGATTGCTGAACAAAAATATCTAGTAGATAAACCTCTTATACAACAAGCTATCTACAATGCACAGTTAGCTAAACAAGCTATGAGAGAAGGTCGAGTAGATCAAGCATCTGAACTACAACAGAAAGATGCACAAATTAAAAATCTTATAAAACACGGTAACTAAAGCACATGGCTGTTACACAAAACTCTTTTACAGGTAATGGCTCCACCACCAATTACTCATTTACATTTCCATATCTTAAGGCATCTGACGTGAAAGCGTCAATAAATGCAGTCGAGACTACGGCATTCACATTGCCCAATGCAACGACACTACAATTTAATACTGCTCCGGCAAACGGAGCTAACATCTTAATATTTAGAGAAACGGGTATTGATGATCTAACAGCTACATTTTTTGCTGGTTCTGCAATTAAGTCAGAAGATCTGAATGATAACTTTACGCAGAACCTTTTTGTTACACAAGAGGTTAACCAACGTTTCCTAAGTGTTCTTGGTGGTAACGCTATGCAAGCTAACTTACAATTAGGTAAGGGTGTTGACATAGTGTTTGAAGGTGATACTGATGATGCTCACGAAACTACTTTAGAAGTTGAAGACCCTACATCTGACAGGACTATCACTATTCCTAATGTGTCCGGTAACATTGTTACTACAGGAGACACAGGCACCGTAACATCTACCATGATAACTGATGGTACGATTGTTAATGGTGATATAGCAAACACTACCATCACAGGTAGTAAGCTAGTTAACGATACAATCACTGCTACACAGATAGCAAACAATGCTGTAACAGCTAACGAGCTAGCAGACAACTCTGTAGACAGAGCTGCTATTGTTGGCGATGCAGTAGATGGAACTAAAATTGCTGACGACAGTATAGACTCTGAGCATATAGTTGCAGATTCTATAGATACAGAGCATTATGCACCGGGGTCTGTAGATGGTACAGCTCTTGGAGCAGATTCAGTAAACGGTACAAAAATAGCTGATAACAGTATTGATTCTGAGCATTATGTTGATGGCAGCATTGATACTGCACACGTAGCTAACGGTGCTATCACTGATACACAAATAGCTACAGGTACATTAGATAACAGATATTATACAGAAACTGAATTAGATGCTGGTCAACTAGATGGCAGATACTTTACAGAAACAGAGCTTACAGGTGGCTCTCTAGATGGCAGATATTTTACAGAGACAGAGCTTACAGGCGGATCTCTAGATGGTAGATACTTTACAGAAACAGAACTAACAGGCGGAGCTTTAGATGGCAGATACTATACGGAAACAGAAGCAGAAGCTAAATTCCTTAGACAAGACTCTAGTGAAACTATTGCTAGTGGAGTTACTTGGTCTAACTCTGATGCATTCGTGGCTACTACAGCTGCTATCAATGCCCGTATTATTGACCTTGTCGATGATGTCGGTGGTTTTACTGCTATTGCTAACGAAACTTCTTTCCCAGATGTTAACCCGCAAGCATCCAGTGGTAAGGCAGCTATTTTAAGTATTGCAACCATAGGCACAGCTCGTACACCAAGCGGTACAACTGTTACTATTGCTAATGGTAACGCATCTAGTAACGCTACAATTACAATTACTGGTGTTCCTAGTGTACTGCCTGCAGGTTTTGGCATACTGGTAGAATCCACATCTACATTACATACATATACATTCCACAGACTTGTACCCAAAGCAACAGAAGTTACTACAGTAGCAGCTAACGCAACAGCAATAGCAGCAGCTGGTAATAACGTAGCAGATATAAATAACTTTGCTGACTTATATCAGATAAGTGCTAACCAACCTTCACAGAGAGTTGATGGTACTTCTCTATCAGAAGGAGATCTATGGTATGATAGCAGTAATGATAACATACGTGTGTATGATGGTAGTTCTTTTTCAGCTGTTACCCCTACACAACAAGTACTAAATGATATAGCTATTGTATCAGGTGCTGTAACATACCAAGAAGATCTAGGTCTAATCACTGATGCAGTTACTACAGGTAGCTCTAACGGCTCTTTAGATATCGTAGCAGATATTATAGAAGACGAGATTACACTTGCTATTACAGTCATTAACTCAGGCGGTAACAAGTACGTAATAGATAGTGATACGTCAAACCCTGCTAAAACTCTTACTTTATATAAAGGTTGGACATATACATTTGACCAAAGTGATAGTAGTAACGCAAACCATCCTCTTAGGTTCAAGACAGACTCAGGTAGTTATACAACTAATGTAACGGCTGTAGGTACACCGGGTAACGCTGGTGCATATACTAGAATTACAATACCAGAATCACAACCTACAGGATTTAGATATTACTGTACTGTGCATGGAAATGGTATGGGTAATACTATAACTGTACAAGATGATCCTATTAAAACAGTAGCTGATAATATAAATAACATCAATACGGTTGCTACTAATAACAATAACGTAAACACTATAGTTGGATCTATAGCAAACGTAAACACTGTTGGTAGTAACATAACTAACATAAACACATTTGCAACTACTTATTTTATCTCAGCTAACGCACCGTCGTCTCCTACTAATGGTGATCTATGGTATGACTCGACTAACGATGTACTTAAAAACTACAACGGTAGTGCATGGTTAGGTATCACATCTAACTCAGGAATTGCAAATGTTGTAGACGATTCTACACCGCAGCTTGGTGGTGCATTAGACGGTCAGAACAACAACCTAAACAATATAGGTACTATAGACGGTACAAACTTACAACTTGACTTCGGAACAATTTAATGGCAAAATTACTAAAATTAAGAAGAGGATCAACCTCTGGACATAGCAGCTTTACCGGGGCCGAGGGTGAAGTTACAATAGATACAACAAAAGATACAGCTGTAGTGCATGACGGTTCTACAGCTGGCGGCCGGGCACTACTTAGAGAAGACTTATCTAATCTACCAGCAGGGACGATAGACAATGCGGATATCAATGCATCTGCTGCGATAGACGGAACTAAGATAAGTCCTAACTTTGGTTCACAAGTAGTTCAAACAACTGGAAATATAGTTGTAGGTGGAACAGTAGATGGAGTTGATATAGCAACAAGAGATACATTGTTTGGTGGCTTAACATCTAGCTCTGGTGTATTAACAGACGGTGTGGCAGCAACAACCCAAGCTGCATCTGACAATAGTACTAAAGTAGCAACAACAGCTTATACCACTACAGCAATAAGTAATTTAGTTGATTCTAGCCCTAGTGCGTTAAATACACTTAATGAATTAGCAGCTGCACTTGGAGACGATGCTAACTTCGCAACAACTGTTAATAACTCTATAGCAACCAAGCTACCTTTAGCTGGTGGCACAATGACTGGTGATATTAGTCATGGTGATAACGTTAAAGGTATATATGGAACAGGTAATGACCTACAAATTTATCACGATGGGTCAAACTCACTCATAAGGGATTTAGGTACAGGAGATTTGCTAGTTCAAGGAAGTCAACTAAAATTACAAGATGCTAATGGTAATGACTATCTTAGAGCATTTTCAAGTGGTGCTGTGTATTTACATTATTCTAATAGCTCAAAGCTTGAGACTACAAATACAGGTGTTTCTGTAACAGGTGGTTTAGTAGCGTCTGGTAACGTAACAGCGTTTTCTGACTCTAGACTAAAAACAGAAATACATACAATTAAAGACCCACTAGAAAAAGTAGACAGGCTACGTGGTGTAACATTTAAGTGGTTACATACAGACAAACCATCGTCAGGCGTGATAGCGCAAGAAGTACAGGAGGTCTTTCCTGAGCTTGTAGAGGCTACAACACATGAAGGCAAAGAAGTACTGTCAGTCGATTACGGTAAGCTAGTTGGTGTTCTTATAGAAAGTATAAAAGCACTAAAAGCTGAGTTTGAAGCTCACAAAGCAGAATGTGCTAAACAACATGGAGGTGAATAATGCCTTGCCCAGCAAGCGGTACAATTACAATACAAGATATTGTAGATGAGTTTGGGGGCTCAGTTCCCCACGCTTTGAATGAGTATTATAGAGAAGGTGGTAGTGTACCGGGAAATAATACTAACGTTCCTACTTCTGGCACTATATCACTTAATCAGTTTTATAGTGCAGTAAATGCGATTGTACATACTCCCAGTAATGGTGATACTAATCTTAATTTACAGACTATTTTTGGAAGTGATTGGACAAGTAGCATACCTAAACAAGTTGTTATTCCTACTGGTGTAACTGTTGGTGGTACTAATACACACGCTATTCTAGTCCCAACTGGTATGGGTGGTACCTTACTTATAGATGTTACTGGTAATGTATATGGATATGGTGGTGCTGCTGGTGCTGTTGGCGGTGATGCTATACACTGCGTACAGACAAGCGGCGTTACTGTTACACTTAATTCTGGCGGTAATATTTTAGCCGGCGGTGGCGGCGGTGGTACCGGAGGAGCCGGTGGTACCGGAGGAGCCGGTGGTAGCGGTGGTAACGGTGGTAGCCAAAACAAGCATATAATGAACAGCTACGGTAGTTATGTCATGTATGCTGGCGGTAGCGGTGGTGCTGGCGGTAGCGGTGGTGCTGGCGGTAGCGGTGGTGCTGGCGGAGTAGGACAAGGTTATAACCAAAGTGCTACTGCTGGTTCTAGCGGTACTGCTGGTTCTAGCGGATCTAGCGGTTCTCCCGGAGGCCCTAACGCACCACACAATCCATCATACGGTCACTACGGTGGACCGGGTGGAGCTGGAGGAACCGGTGGTTCTGGTGGTCAAGGCGGCCAAGGCGGAACATTTGGTAACTCTGGTGCTACAGGTAATACTGGTGCTACAGGTAATACCGGAACTTCTGGAACTGCTGGTGGTAATGGACTTTATACTGGATATGGAGTTCCTCCCGGTTCGATTTGGACATATGGTCAATCCGGTTCAGGCGGTTCTAGTGGTAGTGCTGGATCTTCCGGTGCTGCTGGAGGACTTGCTGGTTACTATATATTTAATCGTGCTTCAATCACGTTTAACAACAATGGTACTGTTGGCGGAAGATAAGTGAACATACCCACCTTTCCTACTATACAAACCCCTTCAATACCTCTCCCTACAGCAGATGTTCCATCCTACATCCCGTTGGTTGTACCTCCGAGCGATCTTCGCGAACCAGAAGGTACACAACCAGCAAAAACCGCAGAAGTGCAACCTCAAACAAGAAAGCTAGATATACCTATTATAGATATACAGATGCCTGTCCCGTCACCAGAGGTTATGGTTACGGCTGTAACTACGGCGGTGGCGGCAGTGGCTACGACCACTCTTGCTACACCATTCTTTGATGTAATTAAGAAACGAGTACAAAAGTTCTTACAAGGCAAGATAGACAAATGGAAGAAAAAAAGAAAGGTATCCTTACAAAAATAAAAGAAGGTATAGACGACCATGATGAACAGATGGCTATACTAGCTGCTATCGTGCGGCTAGCTGTAGTTGTCTGGTCTGGGTTTATTATTACTTTAAATTATGTAGAAATACCTATGGTAAAAAAGTCAGGTAACTCTGATATTACATTCGTTGCAAGTGTTTTTACAGGAGCACTTGCTACGTTCGGGCTTACTACAGGTAAAAATGGTAGTAATAAGCCACCTACATGCCCTATGGCAAAAAAACAAGATACACCAAAAGTATGAAGAAACTAATTCTTCTCTTAGCTCTGTTATCACCCAGCATAGCAAGAGCAAATACTGTCACGCCTCAGTTTACAACTGGTAGCATGAACAGCACAACAACTACAACTCAAACTATTACAGAAGTTACGCAAAAGCAAGTGTATGGTGCAGCTGTAAATACATGGTCAGGCAGCAACGTTACGCCATCAGCCGATATAACAGCTACTGGTACAACCTTTTCAGTAACAGATAATACGTTACCATGGAATCTAGAAACAACAACCCGAGCAGCTGGTTTAGTAGAGCAGTGGGATACAACAACAAACTATACCATAAACTCTACCACTACGTCGCTCTCTGTATTCTCACAGTAACACCAGCATACGCTGAAACAAACAATACATCAAATCCAGTTGCCGCAGCTACTGGTAATGTCACTAATCAGGCAGTGCAATTCCAAAACAATGGAGCATCGTCACGACAAAACTACGGCCCTAACATAGCATGCAACGGGTCGACTATGACATTTAGCCCATTCTACATGGGTAATGACACCGAACCTAGAGATCCAGAAGGATATGTTATAAGTGAGAACTGGGGATTCCAGATTAACTTTATGGTGCCACTAGATAGAAAAGGTCTTAGACAATGTAGAGAAATAGCTAAACGTCAAGATGAAAAAATGCAGCTGGACTTTGAGCTCGTAAGAGCACTTAAATGTGCAGAACTGCAACAGAGGGGCTTTGCTATACGGCCCAATACAAGAGTATATCATATATGCTCAGATATAGTACCTATACAAACATTACTACCTAAACAAGATGCTAGCAATTCTAAAACCAATCGTTTTAACATTTTTAAAAAGTGACAAATTTAAAAAGTTTGTCGTTGATCTACTCGAAAAGCTAGTCGAGCAAACTGATAACAACCTTGATGACAAGGCGTTAGCTATAGTTAAAAAAGGACTTGATATAGAATGACAGATACCAGAGTAATACCTAAGAAAGCTGATGAGGAAAGTTTTAACGAACTCCACTACCTTGTTACGCAAGAGTTCTTACGTAAGATAAAGTGTGGCGAAGCAAAAACTCAAGACTTAAAAGCAGCATGTGATTGGCTAAAAACTAATGACGTAACAGGTGTTGCTCTTGAAGGCAGCCCACTAGACAAACTAGCTTCGATAATACCGAAGGTAGATCCAGAATTAGTAAAGAGCAGACTTTATGGCAAGACCCGGACCTAAACTAAGCCCAAACCCCGGTAGAACTGCAAGATTCTACAGAAAGAATAAGAAGTCACGTGTCAAACATAGACGCGATCAGAAAGCTATCAACAGCACACCAGAGAAAAAAGCTTACAGACGTGACTTACTTAAGATACGCAGAGAGCGTAAACCCGGCAGCCAAACAGACATGTCACATAAAGGTGGCAGAGTGGTTGCCGAATCACGCAAAGCAAACCGTGGACGTGGCGGAGCACGACGAACTTAATGACACCATTACTACCAACACCTGATTACTATTTACACAACCTAATAACCATGACAAGTTCAGAGTCAAAAAGAC